ATTCCTACGACGTGGATTTTTACCCTGTTTCTTTCCGGGTTTCTGGCCCCCCGTTCCTTTCGGCATAGCGCAATTCATCACGCTTTTATCTGGCTTATTAATCTTTCTCACAGCTCCAGATAAAACTCCTTGTGGTCGGAGTATACTCGGGTGATGACCTAAGACTAGGGTTAAATATTGTTCATCAGACTGAATTTGGCATTTTGCCATAATCCAACGTGGATCATCCTTCATAACAGGATCATACTTAGTGATCAACCATTGAATGACCTCACGGCAAAATTTTCGAAATGGTACATCTGTCCAACCTATGCTCAGCATCGCAGCAGTTCTCTCAAGAGTAACGGCCGGTGTCAAATGAGCACGTTTTGCATACAACAAGGAAGTCATCAATTTTACGCGGCTGTAAACAGGAACTGCTTGGCCGTGATAAAAGATGGTGTGCGCTGACAAAAAGTCAAGCTCGCTTGCTTTGCGTGGTTCTAATGAATCCGTCGTAGTTGTAACTCCAATAAGTTGCCACTCTGCAATAACAGAGTGGGCATTGTAAAACTCATGAGCCACATCTGAGACGGTCCACGTATTATCATCACCTACAAGTGCTTTAGCTGTGTGGGCTTCAAAAGCTGCCATACACTGTAAATCTTGTGGTGCAGTACGAATCCATGCGTAAGCGAGTAAAGTATACAATATCAATGTATTGTCATTGATAGTATTCACGGACCCTGAGGGGTTTCCAGTCTTCTTCATAACTAGAACTCCATCTGGACATATCACAACAGTGTTCACCAGATTACGGTAATACACAAGGACACGTCGCAGATTTTCAGGTGTTCGGTCTTCCAACCGTAAACAATTCCATCTAAATCTCGCGCATCCCCACATCATATAAGATCGCAGGGATGAATCATATTGGCTTTCATCAAGAGCATAACCCTTCTTGAAAACATTCAGCTTACGATATAGGAGGTCCCATTTTCCTTTAAGGGGACTCATTCCAACAGCTGAACTAGAGCACAAATATGATTCATTCATCTTGTTATTCTGATCAACAAACAAACGGGTGCCGTGCACAACTGCATCAGCCCCGCCCGATAGAAAAGTTCTGATTGAGTTTTCAGCAATCTTTTCTCCAGTTCTAAGCTCTTCTTTCAACGAGTTTGTAAACAAACAGGTCCACATGAGATCTTCATGCGCCATTGTTTCCCAATCTTCAATCATCCACTGATCAATATCAGGATCATTATCAAACAACTCTTGTTTAGTTGGATAATGTTGATTGAAGGGTGCTCCACTCGAAGTACTCATATCTAAATGAGCTTTCGCTTCATAGTAGTCTAAAACTCGTGAGTCTCTCATATAAAGACCAAAATGGCGGGATGTCATATCCCAAGCAAGATTCATATCTCTAACCATGTCCTTCGACATTGGGAGAATATCTTTACCATATTTTGATAACGATTTATAAGAAGCTTTAGCGTTCGGGGCAGGCAAACCCCACTCGGATGGAATAACAATTCCAGCCTCATCCACAAAGGTTTTTAATTGTGGGTCCATAATCCGCTTATTGGTATAGCGTGGATTACGTCTAATTTGTCCCATGATGCTAAAGTACTTAGTATCAAGGTATGCCTCATGTTCTTCACACACATGCGCAACATCCGAAAATGTACGCGCCCCCCCCTTCTCAAGATACTTGGAAGGGAACCGTTCATAGAACGGCCTCTCTAACAATTCACTAGGGAGTGGGGGCTGGACCGAAAATCCAGTCCAGCGTGTAAAACAGGGGATGTGTCTCTCGCAAATTCTATGAATTCTGGTGTTATAGGTTCATAACGTCCAAAATCCTTACCATTTCCATGGGTCCAGAATCCAACAATTTTCCCGTTCGCATCCAAAACGGGGGCAGTACAGTCTCCATTACGCGTAGGGGCATTACACCAACCTTGCGGGGAGGCAAAGCCAACAATAGCATCAGGTTCATCACAGTGACCTGAACCATAGCCAAATACAGTAACTATTT